GTTCGCGAGATGATCCGCTACGGTTCGATGAAGGCTGCGACCAACGTCCTGTACTCGGGCGGCACCACTCGCGTTACGGTCGATCAGGCGATCAGCCTGAACAACCTGCGCAACATGGCGAAGACCTTGCTGGCCAACCACGGCAAGATGAAGAACAAGATCCTCGCCCCGGGACCGAACTACGACACCAGCGCGATCGAAGCGGGTTTCATCGTCTTCTGTCACACCGACTGCGAACCCGACATCCGCGACCTGCCCGGCTTCGTGCCCGTCGCCAAGTACGGCTCGCGCTCGATGTTGAACGAGAACGAGATCGGCAGCTGCGAGCGGTTCCGCTTCATCGTCAGCCCCGAGCTGGCCCCGTACCTTGCCGGCGGCGCTGCTGTCGGCACCACGGGTCTGGTTGCGGCCAACGCCACCAACATCGACGTGTATCCGCACATCGTGTGTTGCGAGGATGCCGTGTTTGACGTGGCGCTGAAGGGTGACAACCCGTTCGACCTGACCCACATCCCCCACAAGCAGAAGACCAAGGACGACCCGTTCGGTCAGCGTGGCTACGTGGGCGCGTCCTTCTGGTCGGCGGTCCTCGTGACCAACAACGGCTGGATGGGCGTCGTGGAAGCAGGCGTTTCGGATCTGGCGTAAAGCATAACCCGGGTGGCATAACGTCACCCGGATAACCAATTTTCAAGGAGCATTATCATGGCTGGAAACACTCTCGAAATTCCCCGCGGTTTCACTGGCTGCCTCAGCAAGGCTGGCCTTGGCATTGCCGGCACCGCGGATCGCGTTAAATTCACCGCCCCCAACGGTGCCGGTACCGACTTCGCCATCGACGGCATCGCCTACCATCTGGCTGACGGCGACAACGTGGATACCGGCGCTGCTGCTGTTCAAGCTGTCGATACCACTTGTCTGTACCTGCTGCAGCTGGACTCCGGCGGCACGCTGAGCGCCGTCAAGGGCACCGAGGTGCTCAACACTCTGACGGCGGCTGGCACCGGCGTGGTCAATTGGCCCGAGCCGACCTCTGGCAAGTGCCCCGTTGGCGCCGTCAAGGTCAAGACTGTGGCTGTCACCTTCACTCTTGCCACCACCAACTTCGACGCCAGCGGCGTCACCGAGACGTGGTACGACTTTGCAGGTGGCATGCCCACCGCGCCGCTGGCGTCGTAATCGCAATAGCTCCATAACCACAGCCCCGGGTTCGCCCGGGCGCTGTCACCAATTCAAGGAGAAATATCATGCCTAGTTTGCTGAATCGCTTCAACCAGATCATCGTCAACAAAAAGCTCAAGATGGGCAAGGGTGCGCAGATCATCGCCACCAGCGCTGCAGGTGTTGAGACTGTTGTCGACATGACTGAACTGGCTGCACTGGGTGGCGTCACCGCTACTGCTGCTGAACTCAATACTGCAGCTCTGGCTGCCAGTGCCCACCGTACTATCACCGGCACCGACAGCATTGTTGCCAGCGACCACAACAAGACCGTCTTCATCAACAACGCCACCGGTTTCGCCATCACACTGCCGGCACCCATTGCTGGCTTCAAGGTGACCATCGTCAGCAAGACGTCAAACACCTCTGGCAACCACACCGTCGTCACAGCAACCAGCGCCAACGTCATCAAAGGCTTCGCTGCCAACGCCGCTGGTGCCGCTGTGACCCCACTGTCCGATGGCGACACCATCAGCTTCGTGGCGAACCAGTCGGTTGCTGGTGACCAAGTGTCGCTGACGTCCGACGGCACCTCTTGGTTCATGACCGGCTTCGCGCAAGTGGCTGCTGGCGTCACGATTACCAAGGCAACTTAATACCCGTAGCACCTCACCGGGCGGCATCCCGTCGCCCGGTGCCCTTAACCATCAGGAGACACACCATGCCCCGCAAATTTACCCCGCGCGTACCGAAAGCCCCCGACGTGATCATCAAGGGATCCAACACCTCCGAGCCGATGGAGCAGACCGTAGGTCAGGACACGCCGCGCGCGATGTCCAGCACCGGCGATGCTCGCAAGTCGCTCGAACCGGCGCTTATCGAGCCGGTCGATCGGCCGCTGTCTGGGCTGGACGCCGAGAAGCTGGCCATGATGAAGTTCATGGAAGATATGGTGACCGTGCATATCCACAGCACGACGAACAAGGAAGACGAGAAGGTGTTCGAGTTCTTCAACAACGGCCGCCGCGAGGTGTTCCGCCGCAACGAGCAGAAGACCGTCAAGCGGTACTTTGTCGATATGATGGCCCGGGCGAAGACCACGACCTACTCGCAGGACACTGTCACCGATCATCAGGGCGTCAAGCAGATCGTGTATCAGCCCAGCACCGGCCTGCGCTACCCGTTCAGCGTGATTAATGACCCGCACCCCCGCGGACGTGAGTGGTTGACGTCTGTGCTTGCCGAGGCCTGATGCGATGCGACTCGATGCGATCCCTGCCGCTGATACTCGCACGCTAGAGCTTCGATTCGTTGAACTGGCTGAAAAGCTGCGCGATGTGAAGACTGAGCGGCAGGCGATCGCAGCTGAGTTGCTGAAGCGAGAGCAGGCGGCGCGCGCCGCAGCCCGTGTCGCGGCCATGAGTGATTCTGACAAGCAAGCGTTACGGAGAGCCCTGCGATGAGTACGTTCCTGCAACTCTGCCAGCGGGTCCGTCAGGAGTCTGGCGGCGTCGCCGGTACGTCCGGAACGCCGACGACAGTCACCGGGCAAGTCGGACAACTGGCCAAGATCGTAACATGGACGAACTCGGCGTGGCGTGAGCTGCAGCTGATGCACGACGACTGGCTGTGGAAGCGCAAGGATTTCACGCTGACCCTGAGCGCATCCGACAACGACTATGCCGCGGCGGACTGCACGCCGGCCGTCACCGACCTCGGCGAGTGGGATCTGGAGACGTTCAGGATCTACCAGACGTCGGCCGGCGTCAGCGACCAGACGTTCCTGAGCCGGATGGACTACGACATCTGGCGCAACGTGTGGAGCATCGGATCCCAGACCGCAAGCCGTCCGAACGTAGTGGCGCAGAAGCCCGACCTGCACCTCGGTTTCGGCCCGGTACCGGGGGATACCTTCACGGTGACCGGGCAGTATCTGCAATCGACGCAGAGCATGACGGTCGACGCTGACTCGCCGACCGGTTTGCCGGAAGAATTCCACGAGCTGATCGTCTATATCGCGCTGCGCAAGTACGCCGCCGACGAGGGCGCCCCGGAAATCTGGGCGAACGCCAAGTCGGAATACCGCAGGATGCTCTCGGCGCTGGAACGCAAGCAGTTGCCGAAGTGGCGCACAGGACCGGCTGCTGCATGAAACAGCTGCCGCCCGTGCCGATCAAGATGGACTACTTCACCTGCAAAGGTGGGTTGAACCAGACGTCGCCGCCGCTGACGATGCCGCCGGGGTTTGCCGTCGACGCGGTGAATTTCGAGTGCGCCGTGACTGACGGATACAGCCGGGTGTCTGGGTACGAACGGATTGACGGGCAGCCCGCGCCGAGCGCTGCGTTGTACTACACCATCCCGTGCAGCACGGCGGGGACTTGGACCCTCGGCGACACGGTGACCGGGGCTACCAGTGGCGCCACAGCGACGTACTTGGCGACGTCCTCACAGGGATTGATCGTCACCGACGTGATCGGGGTGTTTCAGGCTGAGACGCTGAACGCTGGAGCCGGCACCGCCACGGGTGTGCAATTCACCGGCGGCGCGGCGACACTGGCGCTGGACGCCACGTACCGCAATCTGGCAGCCGACGTGTATCGTGCCGATATCGAAGCGGTGCCGGGTAGCGGAAGTGTGCTTGGCGTCAAGTATTACGACGGCGATCTGTACGCGTTCCGGAACAACGCGAACGGTAATTGCGCCGGAATGTATAAAACGAGCGCGGCCGGGTGGGTTGCGGTGCATGAAACGGAACTCGCATTCACCAGCGGCGGCACGTACGTAACGGCCATCGGCAACACCGTCACAGGCGCTACCAGTGCTGCCACCGGCGTCGTCACCCGCGTCGTGGTGCGGTCAGGATCCTTCGCCGGGGGTGACGCCGCAGGCACGATTACGATCGCCAGCGAGACGGGCGTCTTCGTCGCCGAGAATCTGAACGTCGGCGCGAATCTGAACGTGGCGACGATCGCTGCGGGGACCACCACGGCGTTCGGTCGCGAGATGAGTTTCACGTCTGGCGGCACCTACGAGGTTGCGGCTGGCGACACTATTGTCGGCGCGACGAGCACCAAGACGGCAGTGATCACGCGCGTGGTGCTGGAGTCCGGATCATGGGCCGCCGGCACTGCCGCTGGTCGGTTCATATTTACGACCGACAGCGGCGCATTCACCGCGGCTGAGACGCTGAACGTCGGCGCCAACATCAACGTCGCCACGGTCACCGGGCCGAGCACCAGTATCACCATGTTGGACGGTGGGCGGTTCGAGTTCGACGTGCATAATTTCCGCGGGTCGATCAACGACGAACGGATGTATGGCTGCGATCGGATCAACCGCGGCTTCGAGTTCGACGGCGCCGTGTTCGTTCCGATCGTAACCGGGATGGCGGTGGATGCGCCGACGCATGTTGTCGTGCATAACGAACAGTTGTTTTTCAGCTTCGGCCCGTCTGTGCAGCACACTGGCATCGCGCTGCCGTACCAATGGTCACCGGTCATCGGTGCCGGTGAGATTGCCGTCGGCGATACGACGACAGGCTTCGTCAGGCAGCCCGGCAGCACCGGCGCCGCGGCGTTGCTGATCGCCACCCGGAACAAGGCGTTCGCGCTGTACGGCAACAACGTCAGCGACTGGGTGCTCACCGTAGCGCAGGACGACGCCGGTGCCATCGCGCATACGCTGCAGTCGATCAGCGGGACGATCGGGCTCGACGACCGCGGCATCACGTATGTCGGCACGTCGCAGAACTACGGCAACTTCGAACAGAACACCATATCCAGATTGATCCAGAAGTTCATTCGCGACAACGTGTCGCTATCGACAGCGTCGTGCCGCGTGCGGGAGAAGAACCAGTACCGTCTGTTTTTTTCCAACGGGTACGCCATCTACGTGACGATGAACGGCGCCAAGCTGGTCGGCATGCTTCCGGTGTATTACGACAACCCGGTTACCTGCGCAGACTCTGTTGAGATCGAGGATGGCACCGAGACCATGTACTTCGGATCTACAAACGGCTTCGTGTATCAGATGGATGTTGGAACGAGCAACGACGGTGAGCCGATCCGCTGGGAGCTCATGCTCGCCTACAACAACATGAAGTCCCCGCAGATCAACAAGCGCATGCGGAAACTGGCACTCGAGATCAGTGGTGACAGCTACGTTGAGTTCGATGTTGGATACAAGCTCGGCTACGACAACCCAAACATATCGCAGCCGAGTGATACGGCGAATTCTCTGGAATTCACGTCCGGTGCAATATGGGACAGCTTTACGTGGGATGCGTTCTTCTGGGACGGCCGCAGCCTTGGGCCAAGCGATTTGTCACTGGAAGGAACCGCTGAAAACATCTCTGTTGCGCTACGTGGCAGCAGTGACGAGTTTGACGCATTCACCGTCACCGGCGTGATGACGCACTACTCCCCCCGACTGAGGATACGATAATGAGCGCGACTGAATACTATAACCATTCGACATATCCTGCGCAGGGGGCATCTGGCAGCAGCAGCGCCATGCGCGCCGAGCTCGAGCTGGTCGAAGCCGGTTTCGGCAAGCTGCCAGATTTGGCGGGTAACGGCAGCAAACTTGTCGCTATCAATTCCGGCGGCACGGCGATGGAGACCATCACGTCGCTGACCGTGGCACAGGGTGGCACCGGACGTGTGACCGGCACGTCGGCGTATGCGCTGGTGGCCACCGGCACGTCGGCTACAGCCGCGCAGCAGAGTTTGGCGGTCGGTGCGACGACGGAGATCCTCGTCGGCGGGGGTAACGCAGCGCTGCCCGTATGGACTGCCGCCACCGGGTCTGGTGCGCCGGTGCGGGCAGACAGCCCGACGCTGGTGACGCCGGCGCTCGGCATACCGTCGTCCGGTACGCTGACGAACTGCACCGGATTGGTGCCTGCTACGGGGTTGTCGTCCGTCACTGGAACCGGTGTAGCGGTGCTGGCGACGTCTCCGACGCTGGTGACCCCGACGCTTGGGGTTGCTACCGCGTCCAGCCTGAACAAGATCACCTTCACGCAGCCCGCGACCGGCGCGACGGTGACGATCACTGACGGCAAGACCCTGTCCGTCAGCAATACCCTGACCTTGGCTGGTACCGACAGCACGACAATGACGTTTCCGGTAGAGTCTGCCAGCGTTGGCTTCCGCAACATTCCGCAGCAGTCGAAGTCCACAGCATATACCACGGTCCTCGGGGATTCCGGCAAGCACCTGTATCACCCGACCAGCGACAACAACGCCCGCACATTCACTATCGACAGTAACGCCAACGTCGCCTACCCGATCGGCACGGCGATCACGTTCGTGAACATGATCAACACCATTACCATCGCGATCACCAGCGACACGATGTATTTCGCCGGGACTGCTGGAACCACCGGCAGCAGGACGCTGGCGGCTTATGGTACGGCCACCGCGTTGAAGGTCGACACGACGACTTGGATCATCAGCGGGATCGGCTTGTCATGAGCGGTATCCTACAGATGCTGGTGGCTGGTGGTGGCGGGATTGCTGCCACCGGGGGCACCATCACCGATGCCGGTGGGTACCGAATACATACCTTTACTAGCGATGGTACCTTCGAAATTACCACCGCCCCTTTTGGGGCCAGTTACGACGTTTTGATTGTTGGTGGTGGTGGTGGTGGCACGGTGTTCTTCAGTGCTCAATACACTGGTGGCGGGGGTGGAGGGGGATTACTTGAAGGCAGTATAACCGCAGCAGTCGGCAGCATCGGTGTGACCATAGGCGCTGGCGGGGCGTCGAACAGCGGCGGGGACACCATATTTGGCGCCCACACCGCCAAAGGGGGTGGGTACGCTACTGGCCTTTATCAAGGGGCGGGTGCCTCGGGTGGGTCTGGCGGCGGCGGGTGCTGCTCAAGCTCGACAACAGGATCATCCGGGGGGTCGACAACTCAGACAAACTCTTCCCCATTGACCGGTTATGGAAACGCAGGCGGTGGTGGCCAAGCGATTGCCGGTGTGGGTGCTTGGGCGGGGGGCGGTGGCGGGGCTGGTGGAGCTGGCTCAAACGGCACACAAGGTGGGGGCAACGGCGCATCTGGCCCCGGTAGAGCGTCGTCTGTATCAGGTAGTCCGGTAACCTACGCGCAAGGTGGGGGCAGCGATAACAGCGGAGCCGGGGCGGCAAATACCGGGGAAGGTGGTTATGGTGGCGCTAACGGTGGGTCCGGAATCGTTATCGTAAGGTATGTGTTATGAAAGTTCATCAATTCATCACCTGCGGCGAGGGCATCACGAACCCTAAGCGTTCGGTGTGGGGCGTGACTCTCGCCTTGCGTTGGCCGCAGGATTTGAAGATTACCGAGATGCGCACATCATTTTGGGATGTGCAGGCAAAGTGTTGGGATGACCTCCCTATTGTCCAAAAGATATTGCTGCCAGTTGTGATTGCATGCACCGTGGTCAATCTGGATGCGCGGACATGTGTTATTTATTCGTTCGACGACATGACTGACGACACCCGAGCGCATGAGTACGACCATTGCAAAGGTGGGGCACATGACGATGGCTGGCAAGAATACTTTGACAAATGGAAAGCCAAAGCAGGAGTTTGACCAGTACCGTAACCGGAATTCGGAAAGGAAGAATTAAAATGTCATCGGTTCCAGACATCATGCTGGCACTGCTCGAGGCGATTCACAAAGACTTGCAAGAGGTCAAGGTGGCGCAGGGGTCAATGCAGACTACGCTTACAAACCACATCGCTACGGAGCCTGAAGAGTGGGCCGCACAACTCGCAGGACTGTTGGCGGAAGCGTTCCCTGACGGTGATCCCGAGGGGCATCGCAAGTACCACGAAGAGACTATCAAGGCATTGGAAGCACGCTCGGAATTCTGGCGCAAGATGCTGTTCGAAGTCACCAAGTACGGACTGTTCGGGGTGCTCGGCTGGCTGGCTTACACGGTGTGGGCGGCATTCCTACACGGGCCTATCAAGTGATCCTCGAACTGAAGCGTGACGGGCAAGACTCACCCAACTACGGCGAGTTGTTCGCCGATGGTTTGCTGATCGGCCAGACGCTTGAGGATACTGACCGTCACCTAGAAGATGGAGGGGGGAAGTTGTATGGGGAAACTGCTATTCCTCGCGGACGCTATCGCGTCACGCTCTCGTACTCCAATCGCTTCAAGCGAGTCATGCCTGAAGTCCTCGGCGTCAGCACCCACACCGGAGTGCGAATTCACGGAGGAAATGATGAGGTGGACACCCTCGGATGTCCTCTACTGGGCCGTGTTCGGACGGCAACTGGCATCGCTGATTGCCGCGCAGCAAATGAACACCTGATGGACTTGCTGGAGTATGCCGCCGAGCGTAATGAAGCGGTGTGGTTGGTGGTGTCGTGCGCGCGCTACTCTCCCACCGCATCCTGAACCTGATGTTGCGACCGAACGCCCCTTATCCCTTGCAGACCAAGGAGACCCATGAACTCATTAAGACTCGGCAGCGATTTCAGCCTGTGGCTCGACCTGACGATCTTCTGCGTGATCGTGATTCCGCTGATAGCGATTGCGTACCTGATATGGGATGCGACCCGTGAATGAGCAGCGCGGCTCCGTGATGCGGCGTGACCTGAACGATCTGGTGCGCTCACCAGACGGCAAGGTAAGCGAGGCCAAGGGGTTCGCTGTCGCGTTCAAGGTTGCCATGCTCTACGTGTTCCTGAAGCACACCGAGGCGATACTGGCTGAATGGACAATCCTGTCCATCTTCGTTACTGCGTTTATTGCACCCGATCTGCTCAAAAAAATACTGACCATGAAAGCCGGGGTTCCGAAATGACCTTCCTGCTACTGCACTGGCGCTGGATACTCATCGCTGCGCTAGCCGCTTCCACGGCTCTGTTCTTTACTCTCTGGCGCGTTGCCGTGGAAGATCTGACTGTGTTCA